AATTCGGTAAGAAAATCTTTGATAAGATTACTGAAGCGATGAAACCTGAATTTGAAGATGAGAAACCTATCAACCCATTTGATTTCTGGGAAGGTGCAAACTTTAAACTGAAAATCAGAAAAGTTGATGGTTACTGGAATTATGATAAATCTGAGTTTGATAGCTCATCACCTGTAAAAGACAATGATGAAGCTATAGAAGAATTGTGGAATAAACAATATCCACTAAAACCATTTCTGGCGGCTGAGAACTTTAAATCTTATGATGAGCTAAAAGCAAAACTTGATAAAGTTTTAAGTGGCGTTAGAAATACTGGTACTGCTGAAGATGTTATGGACCCACCAACGACACCAACAGTTAGTGCACCAGTTGTAAATGAAACAGCAGATACTTCTACTTCGGTTGCTAGTAATGAAGAAGATGATGGTGATGATACACTTGATTACTTTTCAAAATTAGCAGAAGAGGATTAATCTCTCCACCTGTTTCTTTATATTGGGGTTAGGATATTCTGTCCTAACCCCTTTTTAATATAAATAATACATTATATCATGCATAGTTTGAGATATCAAATCATATAAAGGAGACAATATATGGAAATTATTACTAAAATAAAAGGCTGGGCAGCTGCGTTAGCAGATGTAGGTGTTTCACTTATTGCTTTAGGCATTGTGCTTGAAGTTTTATTTAGTGGACAAAATGTACCATTCTGGCCAGACATATCTGTAATAGCAAATGTACAATCAATTATTGCTGGGTTTAGTGCTCAAGGTTTAGTTGGTTTAGTTGCTGTTTGGGTTTTATACTCAATATACAATAAAAAGTAAATTATATTATATTAGAAAAATAGGGGTGTTTCGGCACCCCTTTTTTTAAGCGTATAAATAGGGATATGAACTTATTTTTTGAAATACTAGTTGAATTTGGTTTACCTGTAGCATCAGCTGTTGTTATGGGTATTTTTATATACATCATTTTAAAGTATATTTTAGATTCTGTGGTTGGTCAAGTAAAAGGTATTCATGGTATTATTATGGCATTAGACAACAGAATTAAAACTATGAACAATGACATGATTAAGTTAGACTTATTAATATCTCACGCTTTAAAATTAAGACCAGACGAAGATAGAATTTCCAGAGCAGACGGGAAGACAGACGCTAGGAGAGACTAATGGCTGAGCCACTATCAGTAGTAGATATATTAAATCAATATGGTTTTGCTACCTTAGCTGCAATCGCCATGGGATACTTCATATATTTCATATACAAATTTACAACAGAAAATCTCAAAAATAAATTAGGTGAAGCGAATATGGCATTGATTGGTCTACTCGATAGAATAAGAATGCTAGATAATGACCTTATCAGGTTAAGGTCAAAATTGAACACGGTATTAGAAATGCAAGAGAATGAGGAGAAACAGCATGGAACTAGCGATAATACTAAAGATAATAATTTGTCATTGGATCGGAGACGGCCTTCTTCAAACAGAGAAGATGGCAACACAAAAAAGTAGCTCAAACTACTGGTTATCTGCCCATGTCGGGGCATACATTTTACCTTTCATTGTAGTATTTCCTAATATATTAGGGTGGGTCTTACTCATGGCAATCTTACATTGGATACAAGACTGGATTACATCAAGAATTAACACTCAATATTTGCAAGTAAAAAATAATACTATGTTTTGGAACTCAATATGGACAGACCAGATGATACACTATGTCATTTTGTTTGTTTCTATTACTTATTTTATATAAATATAAGTATGAAAACACTACAAAAGGTAGTGTTAGTATCATTTTTTTATGTGTTATTGGTGGGTCCTAACACTCTTACAGCAAGCGAAATTGTGCATGAATTTAGCAATCCGTCTTTTAGCGGAAATGGCTATTCTAGTCATGTTTTATCTATTGAACAATTACAGTACAATAGAGAAAAGAATGTAAAAGATGACGCTAAGTCAGCAGCAGCGGCTGCGACTAGAGCTGAAAATAATACTACGATTGCAAAGTTTATAAAAAATGTAGAAAGTAGAATTTATGCTAACTTATCAAAACAGTTAGTTGACAATATGTTCGGTGAGTCTTGTACAGGTACTTGTCCTACATCTGGTACTGCTGAAGTAGAAGGCTCTACAATCTATTGGGTAAAAGATACATCAACTGAAATAATTACATTAACAATAACTGACCCTAATGGTAATGTTACCACAATGTCAGTACCTTTAGGCGACTTCGAATTTTAAGTTATGGGAATATACGAATTTATAAAAGTTATAGGATTAGTATGTCTGCTATCAGGCTGTGCTTCTAATGGTTCACAAAATATTAAGTATGGTGCTGAACCTTATATAGAAGGCACAACAACGATTGAAAAGTTAAGAGAGTTACCTGATTTAGACAATCAACCACAAATAACAATTGCTGTTTACGAATTTACAGACCAAACAGGACAGAGAAAACCTAATCCAAAGTTTTCTCAACTATCAACAGCAGTTACACAAGGTCCTGATGTTTGGGTCATATCTGCTTTAAAAGCAGTTAGTGATGGCGACTGGTTTAAAGTCGTTGAAAGAAAAGGTTTAAACAATCTAGTTAAAGAGAGACAGTTAATTAGGTCAACAAGAGAATTGTACGATGGTGAAACACAGGCAAACAATACTTTAAAACCATTAGTCTTTGCAGGATTAATTATAGAAGGTGGTATTGTAGGTTATGATAGCAACATAGCAAGTGGTGGTGTTGGTGCAAGATACTTTGGTATTGGTATCAATGAACAATATCGTACAGACCAAGTTACTGTTTCATTAAGATTGGTCGCTGTACAAACAGGTGAAATATTACTGTCTGTTTCAGCAACAAAAACTATTGCAAGTTATAGTCAAGGTGGTGATGTATTTAGATTTTTAGATATGAGTACAAAAGCATTAGAGTTTGAATCAGGTCAAGCTACAAATGAACCAGTTAATTATGCTATAAGAACAACAATAGAACACGCTGTTTTGCAAATGATATATGAAGGTGTAAATAAAAAACTATGGAAAATGCAAGGCGTAAACAAAATACATTTAGAAAAGGAAAAAAGTAAATGAAAAGTATAACTAAATTAGTTATGTTTTTGATGATGATTTCGGCGCCAGTAATGGCAAATGATATTTATGTAACACAATCTGGTGCTACATTAACTTTAGATGTATTACAAGATGGTCAAAACAACACAATAGGTAATAGTACCACAGCCTCTACGGTTACAGGTGCTACATCTAACTTTAACATTGACCAAATTGGTAATACAAACGTATTAACTTTTGATATCAATGGTGCTAACTACACAGGTACATTTAGTACAACTGGTAATAGTAACGATATAGATATTAAATGTGATAGTGGCGGAACCGTAAGTTCATGTGCTACAGTTACAGCGTCAATTGTTTGGGTAGGTTCTTCAAACGACCTAGATATTGACATAGGAGAAACAGCAGACGCTACAGGTGCCAATGTTTCAATAACAGGTGCGTCAGGTAGTGATAGTAATGTCGTTGCTGCTACAATTGATGGTACTAGTGTTATCTTTACTTTATCAGTAAACGGTGATACAAATAATTTCTTGGTAGACATAGACGGTGATGGTGATAGTGCAGGTCACACCTACATACACACACATACAGGTTCAATCGCTGATGTAGATATCACACAATCAGGTATCTATGACAATATGATTACATTAACAACAAGTGGTGATAACCACAATATTGATATAATACAGAGAGACTAATATGGATTGGATTTTAATATTATTATATACAGGAATGATTACATATGCGGCTTATAAATTTTATAATTGGGTGCATAGTCTTAACCCTTACGATTTTACCCCTAAAAAGTAGCCTTGCCTCTATTGGTGAGGTTACTCAATCTGAAGGTAGTGGCGTCATTGATAGAAAAGATGGTGACAAGGGTATTGTAGTAGAAAAAGAGTTAGATGTTTTCTCATACGATACTGTAAAAACAGGTAATGGTAAAGTCGGTATAGAGTTTATAGACGCTACAAGAGTAGATGTAACACAGCATAGTAAACTTATCATAGATGAATTTGTTTATGACCCTAATACTAAAACAGGTAAACTTTCATTAAAAGCAAAACTAGGCACAGTAAGATATGCCTCAGGACAAATCGCAAAAAACTCAGCAACGAATGTAAAGATAACAACGCCAACAGCAACGATTGGTGTTCGTGGTACAGATTTTACAATGACCATAGATGAGGTAGGTTCATCAACAATTATATTATTACCAAGTTGCGATACAAATGGTAGTTGTTTTGTTGGTGAGATTAGTGTAGAATCAGACGCAGGTCAAGTTATACTTAATCAAGCATTTCAAGCTACAGTTGTTGATACACTTGCGAACAAACCAATGACACCTGTTATTTTAGATTTAGATGAAGAACTTATTGGCAACTTACTAATCATATCTAAACCTGCTGAGATAGAAAAAATGCAAACAACTGAAGGATTAAATGAGGTTGCAGACGCTTTAGATATTGACTTTTTACAATTTGATGATTTAGAAATTGACTATCTTGAGGAAGAAGAAAATCAATTTGC